AGGAAACATGAATGCCTTAAAGGCGCTCATGAGTTCTGAAAGAGAGCCAAACGGAACCTCGTCGGTACTTTCCTTGACTAGATCTCTCAGGACCTCATTATAAACTGAGGTTAGAGGGATGCAGTCAAGCAGAGTATCAATCTGATCCCGCATACCGGCTGTTTCTAACAGATTTAATGTTTCGAGATGGAAGGCTAGGCCCAGTGACCCAAAGTCACTGAACGTACCCTTATCATCTCCGAAGGGGTCTTTATCCATTAGCAAGTCGTACATGGAGAGGTCGAGATCCATCCCAACTAGGGATTGGACAGCTTCCTGGTCCTTGTGCTCCTTGAGGTCTCGTACTCGCCCGATGATCCCTTTTATAAGATCATCGGCCGTGATACGTCCCTTAATGAAATCCATCATTATTAATGTGATGAAGGCTCTCTCTTCGGTTTTCTTCGAGTAAGAGGAAGATCGTTGCATTATATCTGTATAAAACAGGCCGACACTCTGGTCTATTCCACAAACCCATGTCCACCCCTTTCTTGTTTCTTCTTTAAGGGTATTGGTAAGGAGATAAAACTTTTTACTAGTTTCTTGAAGAGAAGAAAGTGGGAAAGGTGTGATCTCCTGGCCGTCAAGGAAAAGTCGCTTAGCAAACTCAAAAAGTTTGCTAGATGAGTGGGACTTGACTGAGGAGATGTCAACGCCTAAGGAGGACATTATCTCTTTATACCTCTCGGCTAATTCTTTGGATCCGATAACAATATCGTCTCCTAGTAGCCTATATGGGGCGCTCTTCCAGCAGAGATTTAGGTCTCTGCAGGCCCACCAAAGAATAAAATGGTGGGCTAAAGTAAAAGAGTTCCATGAGGAATAAGCCCCCATAGGGTTCCCAACGGAGTATACTTTCTCTCCGTGGTCCGATTTAAAGGGTATAGAGATCATAATGTTCCTCCAGGATTGTACAATCTGAGCAGGGAATATCCCTAGGAGTACATGCTCAATTACTCTGATTGGAAAGCGATCAGTCGCGGCCGTAAGGTCGAGGCTCTCGAACCATTTCCATGAGCGTGTTGCTTCTACGAATTTTCCTTGATCAAACGTACAATCTTGGGGTATTCGTCTTAGAATCTTGAAGAGGAAATGGTGTAAGGGCTGCAGGGCAGTCTGGGAATAATAATCCAGCTGTGCTACAATCCTTACCTTCATTTCCTTATCAGGAAACCAAGAGAGTTTCCTTAAAGTGACTGGTTTAGGCTTAAGCCAATCAGGCACATACTCCATGAGACGCAGAGCGGTTTTCAT